CAACCTCAAGAGAGATGGCGTTTGTATTGTCTACACCACCCGCAGCTAGACCAATTACAATGTCTTCAATCCGTCCACCACATCTTGCGATACCCAACATCCTGTTAGTTACCGAAGCTGTGACGTTTCCATTTATTACACCTTCAAGGGGCTGTAAAGCAAATTCAGTAGCCTGTTGTGAAAAACCAGCCCATGGGGGATTTACATGTTTATTATTTACGCTCATGGTTGCCCCCTTCTATTCTACGGTTAAGGAATAGATAGCATCCCTGTTATAAAGAATCGGAAGACCCTTATCCTGGGCTCTAATCCACGTTCCTTCAGGGTCCCACTCATCATGTTTGTCTGTGGTCAATCCGTAGTTTCTGCCATTTCCAAAAGGAGCCTGTTTGTACTCAGCAATAGCCTGACCGTCTACCCTTGAAGCAAACATACTGAACTGGTCATCCGGGATAAATCTCTTTATCATAGAAACGAAGTCTTCTCCAGCCTTATAAGACGTTGCAGGAGCAGTAGATACTGTTATGTATCCACCAGTAGGGACAAGTGCGGAGATGGTTTCATCTTCATATGTCCCAGCAGAGATATCGTGAAAACGAAGAGTCCCGCCAACTTCAAAATCAGCAACATTATCAACGTAGATGTCTACGGTTGAGCTTGCCGTAACAGCGGTGGTCAGATAACCACGAACCTCAAACATCTCATCATAAATGATAAGGTTTTTAATTCCAAGCAGACCAGCAATAATCTGTGGGTTTGCACCTACGATACTGTTGGTGTTACCTTCAAAAAGGTTTCCCTTGCCGAAAGAAGAGCTTGCAAGCAGTGAGCGAATACCGGGGTCTTTAGCCATGTAACCGAAAACAACAGAGTTACAAATACCAATATCAACTTTTCCACCACACGCCTCTGCAATTATTCTCTTACCGTCAATAATGTCCTGCGGGATATCTTTTTTAGAGCCAGTGCTCCACTTGTAGTCTGCACCCAGTGTTACCTGGTTTGCGTCGGGGAGGCTGTAGTCAAGTGATATCTGAATACCATCAGATGCATGGTAAGAAAAAGAACCACTGAACAACATTTTTGTGAACATCCACTCTTTTCTGCGGATACTTCTGTTAACCAGACCGGACAGCTCTCTGGAGAGACGTGCTTTTGAACTGAGATACTCGGACTCTGTTCCTTCTTTACGAAGGTTATTGAGGAATTCCTCATCAAAGTACATTTTCTCTTTCCAATAAGCGGCCTCAGCGGTGTGCTGTGCAACACCAAACGGAGATGTCTGCGGTGCTGGTGAACCAGGTGCTACAAAGGGGGTCAACCCTCTACCACCAACCTGGCTTTCCCATTTAATAGAGGAAGAAGGTGACACGGAGCTCTGAAAGAGTCGTGAAATAACAACCTCAACGGGAGTATTATACTTTTGTATAAATTTCTGTAATGTTTCCAGTCTTAATTCTGGAATACTTGCTGAACCTCTTGACATAATAATACCTCCTTTCTTTACTTAATTAATAGGAAATTACCGTATTCTGTTGCAGAGATGTCTGTTTCAGACGCTGCATCAATTCCAGAACACATTCCAAGATATAGAACTGCGTTTGATACTACCATAGTAGCAATCGCTCCCTCTGCCGTACTACCCGTTCCAGTGTCCACTGATTTCTCAAGGATACCAGCACAATCTGAGTAGTTGTTTGAATTATCAGCACCAGCTTCAACACACACATATGCGGTTTCTGCTGTGGTCATGTCGTTACCGACTGAAGCTGTTGCTGTGATTTTTGCACGATGCTGTTCAGTCGTTCTGTCAATAGCGGTAATTGCGCCCAGATTTTCTACGGTTTCACCAGATGAGTTTATAATCAGGTCATCTCCAACAGAGAACTTGTAGCTGTCGTCCATTGTTACATATACATATGCAACGGTTCCAGAGTCGGCAACAAGATATGCACGACCGGGTGAAGTTTCTGTTCCGTCAAACACTGTCAGGTTATACGGGACATACATGTCTTTGTTACCAGTCGTAAGAGCCGAAACGTTTTTAGCCATTGCCTGACCCGATTCAAGCTTACCATATCCCGCCTGAAGGGTAATGGGTACTTTCAGAGCAGCGTTTGCGTCTGAAAAGTAAAGATGTTTATAGTCACTTTGTGTTCCATACTGAATACTAGCAATATCTCTTGGCATAATATATTCCTCCTTTCTTATTCGTTAGTCTGTCCTGCCATTGAAAGCATATCGTTGGCAAGGTCTGTGGTTTCTTTTTCATCCTCTTCAGACAGGTCTGCTTTGGTCTCCGGTGTTTTCTTACTAAAACCAACACCAGCAACATCTCCGTCTTCGTCAGGGGTTTCTTCCCAGTCTGGGATTTCTTTTACTACGGCTTCGGTGAATTTGGATTCATTGAGAATCTTAAATCCATCGTCATCCCCCTCGGTAAAGTCGTTCACGTTGAACATATTTTGAACCTTTACATAGAGGTGTAGGGGTACGTCACTTTTGCTCAGCTGTTCTGAGACGATTACGCTTGCTTTCAGCTTGTTCTCGTATTCAGTCCTGAGCAGCTCCCTCTTTTCGAGTTTGAGGGTTTTTTCGTTACCAGTTTTAATCTGGCCCTCAAGCTCTGTTTTTTCTCCCGAATGTTTTGCTTCCAATGCTGCCGTAACACTATCGGTTACACTTTTTTCAATAGAAGCTAAAAGCTCTGGGTTGTCCTTTGCTAATTCTTCTCTGGTCATGGGTATCTCCTCTGTTGTTCCTTTATTGTTATCTTTCAATTCTAGTTTAGTTTCTTCTTCTGAGGTCTCTGCCCCTTCGGTGGATGCCCCGATTACGTCTATGTCAACATCCACCTCTTCTTTTGAAAATGCAGATGATTGTGTTTTATTGTCCCAGCCAAACACACAGACAGAACCCTCGTTCATCCGTGCCTTCCTAAACACTGTGCCCGGGCCCTTCATTGTGAACCCGTTTACTTCGGTCTCTTCCTTCTCTGCAAGTCGCTGAATCTGAGACGGTGAAACAGATATGCTTGCCTGATAGGGAAAACCAGTTTTAGAGTTTTTCTGAAATTCCCTGCTCTCTTCTGTGTCAAGAAAAACGGTCTTGTCTGAATTTACCCTTACACCGTTTTCGTTATCAATAAGAACCTCTTTTGAAAATGCAATCTTTTTTGAGGTGTCGTGGTCTTCAAGAATCGGCAATGTCTTTGAGTTCATTGAAAGCCCAGAAAGGTCTATCGCAAGGTCATCCCAATACCAGTGATTTTTTATAACCCCACCACTGTAAATGGTCATGTTTAGTTTGTTGTCTTCATCACCATCTGCCGAAAAAATGCTTGCGTCACAGAGGTTGTCAACAAACCGCATTGCCCCTCTTGGTATTTTCCCTCGCTTTAAATCTTCGGCTACCTTATCCTTAATCATGTTTGCCATTGTTTGTTCTCCTTATATTAGTCCACGTTACTTAAGGTTAATCCACCACTGTTGATATTAGATGATATTAATGTGCCGTTATCGTTGATATTGCTTACCGTAATTAATCCGTCGTCAACGGTCAGTGGGTGTGGGTATGTGTACGGTGTATATACCCCTGTCATAATCGCCTGCCGTTGCCGTCACAACACCGGTTCTACCAAACACGCTATCAACATCACCTCCGCTGGGTGGGCCATGGCCCTGAGCATACAAAATGGTGCTAAACAAACAAAACAAAAATGTCGTTAGAATAATAATCTTTTTCATGTTAAGTCCTCTATAGTGTATTCATGTCTCCGCTTACATCAACCCTTCCAGATGCTTCACCGGAAAGATTTATCTCACCAATTTGTGAATTTCTATTATCAAATTCCCAGAATGAGTTGTTGGCAATCGTTATTGTATTTGAAGAATCTTCGTTAACATAAGCCTTTAAAATACCACCGCATATGTTATACAGGCTTAGTCTTTTGTACTCTGCATCAATCGTAACGCTTGAAACCACTCCGGCAACAATGTCCTCACTAAAAAAACTCTTTATCGGTGCGGGTGATACTTGGGGTAGGTGGGAAACAAGTCCCAGCTCATCGTCCGAGAAATACATGTCTGCCTCAAATCTTTCACCTGGCAAAACGGACTTTCCGTCAAATTTTGTTGTGGATTCACCACTAAAATCATAAAGGGGCATATTATTTCTCCTGTTTTTTGTTGTCTTTGTTTTCGTCCTTCTTTGGCTCTATCTTTTTTTCTTGAGCTGACTCTGTGTCAACTCCTGCCGAATAATCAAGCTCTGGATATATTTTATCCTCAAGTGCTTTTAGCTGTCTCAGTCTTGGATATCCACCAAGTCCAAGAAAAGATGCTACGGTCTTGTTTGAGATACCAAGCTGTTCTGCAACTGGCCCGTGTTTAACTCCAAGGAGACCCCTTGCCTTACCTTCAAAATCAATTGTTTCTGATATTGGGAACGAGATGTCTATCAGTTTCTCTGGTCTTGTTTTAACTTTTTTGATTATTTCTTTTTTACCCTTAAACCCAATAACGTCTTCAATATCAAAAAATTTTGGGAAGTTGGTAACTGAGCTTCTAAGAAAAAAGATGTTACCCCAAAAATCATGTACTAAGAATCTTCCAAAGTATGCGATTTCATCTGATGTTCTGTCAGACATCGGCCCACGAGTTTCTTTCACAGCGGCAAACGTACCATTTGAGGTTCCGGTCATTATGTCGGAAGGTTCGTTCATACCAGCAGCCACGAGTTCCTTAATGTCTGTGTCCTCGTTTCTCAGGGGTGACAGGTTCGGATTTATACACTCCAGCTTTATACCAGGAGGAAGAATAAGTGAGCCGCCTGGTGTCTTTTTGGCTGTTATGCCCGTATTTCTTCTCTGTTCGGGGGTAAGTGAGGCCCAAAGCCTAAAACTTCTTGTATCTTCAATAGTGAAAACCCACAGATATGAGCCAGCAGACTTCTTGTGGTCAATCTCGTATTTTTTAAGGGTCTCATAAAAACTTAGCCATTCAAGGGTTGTCCTGAGATGTGATATCGCTCTTTTTGTGACATACCCCTTGTCCCAGGCAACGATAAACCTCTTATAGCCGTGAAACTGCTTATATATGTTCTTTCGACTCTTAGACCCGCCCTGTAACCCAGAATCAAAGTGCTGGTCTTTTTCGGCAATCTTGAGCATTTTGGGATATCTTGCAATATATATAGAGGGGATTTGTATGGTGTCTGTTTCTGTCTTGACATTATAAAATAGCGGCATCATTGTTTTTTCTGGATGAAATATTATTCCAGAATTATCGCTTGAGCCACCCTGTATTAAGGCTGGGTCTATAAAATCAATCTCTACAAACCCGTTGTCGTGAAGTGTAAATATTAAAAACAGTTCACCCTCAACAATAGACCTTGCCACAAATTTAGGCATATAATTATAAAGCCTGTTTCTGTGGTCTTCCTCCTCTTCTTCTATAACCTTCAAGATGTCATAAATCCCAGATGTGGTCTCAAACCCAAGTCCGGTCATTCTGCCAACCTGGGCCCTGACCGCAGTATTTACAAACGGGTTTCTATTGAACTTTTCCCAGCAAAGTTCCTGTAAACAGGGTCTTTTGTCGGAAGTGTCGTCTTTAGCATTGTATGTGTTTGAGAATCCGTCTGCGTCTGGAATTGCGTTGCTGCCCGTGTTTGGGTCGTATTGCCAAGGCATGGCAAAGGATAGACCCCTTAGCTCATCGTCGCTCATAGTCTTAACAGCTTGGATGGCCTCTTCAGTTAATACTTCAGGAGCTATTTTTGTGTTCATATGAACCTATTTAATTAAATGTATTAAACATCTAATTGCACAGGTTTGACATTTTGTCAAGAATAAAGTTACAAAAATTGTCACAAATGTGACGTAGATTGTCATTTTTTTTGATTAAGTGACGAAAATTGTCACAATTGGTGTGCTTGTGGGTGGGTTAGAAGTTTAACGGGGGTCTGTTTTTACGCTCAACCTTAAAAAACCTCCAATCGCTGTCTACTTCACCATAATCATCCAAACAAGTTTCACCCCAATAAGAATAAGAGCCGTATTCTTTGGTTGGGTTAGAGGCCCACGCCAAATTTTCCTCTTTTTGGGAAATCCTTGTCAAGAAATCCTGGTCGGCATTTATTAGCTTTCCCATGTTTTCTCCTAAATTAATATTTTCCAATGTTATCTGTGGGTTGAACCATCTCACCAAAAAAGGCGTTCTGCTGCCTAACCCGAAGATGGTCTATACCAAGCTCTCTTCCGCCATATATACACCAGCCAAGACTGTACATGGCATCATCCTGAACACCGCTTTTAAGGGATTTGTCTGGACTACCGTATTTCTTCTTTGCAACGTCGTGTTGGAACTTCAACGCTTCCTCATATAATATGTCCGGTAATTCTGAGCCCACCTCATTACAGGTAGGAGTTTTAAACCTACCGTCACGGTATAGGAGATAAAGCTCACTAAAGGCATCTCTCTGTTTGTTATAGTTCGGGTAAACCCCCTCAAACGGAACTTCTGCATCCTCACACCACGTACCCAAGTCCCACGTTCCCCACCTTTCAGCGGTAACCTTATCTAACCCGTCAAACTCTTTATGCGCTTCGTCTAAAAGCCCTT